CACCAAGAACTCGCTCACATCCATCTGGTTGACTTTGCCCCACTGCGTCATCACGCCGTTGAACAGCTCCGGGCGGCCGGCTTGGATCAAGCCCTGCGCCACCGGCATGATGACCTGCATGAAGTTGTTCAGGTTCTCGGTCTTGGTGGCGATGTTGGGCTTGCGGGCCGATCCGGCTTCCACCCGGTACGAATACTCCCGGACGATGGATTCGGGGTTTTCGTTTTGGACATGCATCTGCCACGCCTGTGCCGCCATAGGTCCAAGCAGAGGAGCAACGTCCTGCGGGTACACCATCCACCGGGCCAGCAGAGCTTCCTTGCGGGCAACCTCGGACAGAGCGTCTTCCAACGTATTGGCGTAATCGTCCGGCCTCACGCTGATCTGCTCGCTCTTCACGGTAGCCTCTGCGGCCGACCTGAAGGACGCCCTGGTCATACCGTAAATCAGCTCGGTCAATCCCACTCGCCTATCAAACAAACTGGTCACTTCGGCAATGATGTTGTACATGTCCTGCGTGACGCCCGGCATTTGGAACACGCTGATGACATCGTTGACCGATCGACCGAGAGCCTCCGAGATTTCGACAATGTTGAAGCCGCCTTCGGCTTTGTCGTCCAGAATCTTTGCCTTCAGGTCTGGATCGGCGGCCTTGGCCACACCGATCAGCGTCTGCGACGAAGTGGCAATGCGAGTCGCCAAGAACGACATCGCCCAGTTGATGAACCGCAACTCGCCAATGCCGGGTTTGATAAGGCTGATAGGCCAAGAATAGCCGGGTTGCCCATGCCAAGATAAGAGCGTGAACGGCCAGCCGTTGGGCTCGGCCCAGAACGGGATGGGCCACTGAGCTGCCATGAACATCGTCGGCGGCACGCCCGTCTCGTCCACCTCCTCTTGCAGCATGGCCGGCGGCATGTTGAGCGGGAAGTCAACGCCTTCGGCTATGACGATGTAGCAGTTGGGACCAAACGCATCGAACTTTCCGCGCAGGTCCTTGTCAGCGTCCTTGAGCCGATCGCCAAAGCCAGTCTTGCTGTAGACCTCCCAGTAGCAGATGAGGTCGTTCGTCTTGCCGGTCTTGCGTCGCTGCTCATAGCCGCGGATGCGTTCCTCGGCGCGGGACGAGTAGGATTCAATGTGGCCCTTCAGGTCCTCACGGCTCAGGCCAAACTTGGCGGCCACCTCGTCGATTGGCTGCGTGCGCTTCCTTGCCGCCCAGCGGATGTCTTCAAACTCATCTGCGTCCGGGTCCCAGACAAGGTTGTCGATGCTGTCAAAGAAGCTGCCGGCGAAGCGCACGGTCGCCCCCGGAGGTGCGTACAGTTCATGCCACCACACGGAGGCGCCCTTAATGAAAGCCTCCTCCACCACCTTCCGGCTGTGGCGCTTTAGGTCCAGCTCGTTGGGCGTATAGTTCAGGTAGTCTTCCAACAGGCGACTCACCAGCTTCCGGCTCTCAAACAGCATCTGCTGTTGCTGGACGAGCTGCTGGTAGTACATCTGGCCTGGGTCCGGCATCATCACCGGCTGGCCGTCAGGGCCCATCACTGGCTGCCCGTCTGGACCCATCTGCGGCGTGGGCGGCTGCGGGAAGATGCCCAAGAGCTGCGGGCCGACGATCGGGTACTCCTTGGGCGTCACCGTGCGGACTGGGTTCCGGTGATGGATCACGGCCGTAAAGAGCCGAACTGCCTCCCAAACACGGTTCACAACCATCCGAAACGGTGGCGGTGAAAGGCCGCGGTTGTAGCCGCGCTCGCCGCGGGCAAACTCGTTGCCCCACATGGCGTCCGGATCGGAGCTGTAGAAACCCATTGCCTCCCGGGCGTCCCGGGTGAATGGGTCCTTGTGCTTCTCGGCCTGCTTAATGCACTCCAGCCACCGTTTGACGATGGGGCGCAGCGGGTTGTCCTCGGGCATCTGGCAGGCTCCTACCTACTATTGCCCGCCGCCGGGCTTTTTGGCCCCAACCTTCTGCTCCAAGAGGCTCACCCGCTCGGAAAGCATGGCCAGCCGCGGGTCTGACTTATGCTCCCAATACCCGTACCGCTTCCAGTCCGGGAATTCCTCCACTCCGGGATCGGTGCTGTGGTGGACGCTGGGCTTTTCCACCACCCCGCCACGGCCAAACGCCATGAGATTGAGCGTCCTGGAGGACGCGGAAATCACCACGGCCGGCACGGGCTCCGCTTCGATATGCGGGAAAAACAGCACCCAATCTCCGACCGCCGCCTTGGGCATTTCGTAGCTCATCGTTTCAGGCTCCCTGTGGGGGCTAGCAACACACACGGATCAGTTGATTCACGCTGACGCTTGCGTCTGGCCTCCTGCCATTTGACCCACCACGGCTCCGATCCAGGCCGGCGAGGCGGAACGTGGTACTTGGGCTCATGCGCACACAGATATTCCAACGTCTGGGCGGCATGGACTTCGCCGCGCGTCTGCGGTGCGTCGGTCACGTACACCACCCCGTTGACGGTCGTCGTCTTCTTGCGGTATCGCTTCAGCTCCCTGAGCAAGTTTGGGCACGCCCCCTCCAGCACACGCAGCTTTGTGGAGCCGTCGCCGCGGATATGGAGCATCTGGCGCACAAGTGCCGTGCGTGCCGGAATGTCGTCGCTGCCGGGGATGAACTGATGTCCAGTAAGCGTGAACCGAATCTTACGCTTTTTCAGCTCCTCTGAATACAGCTCATGTGGGAGGCGGCCGGAGCCCAGGTCACGCAGCAGGCCGCCGTGCATGTCCATGATGGCCGCGTGGATCACGGAGTCTTTGACCTTCTCGGCAAATTGCTCGCCCCAGATCAGCGCATTGCAGTTGCGGATGTACAGCTCGTCATAGATCAAAAGAAACCGTTCGTCAGGCGGCACGGCCCCAAACAGCGAAGCCATCACCGCGTGGCCCGGGTCGATCGCCACGTAGCGGGTCCAGTCGTCCGGCACCACGCCATCCGGCAACTGGTCCTTGCGCATCACATGCACGGACGGGTTGAAGGTGGGGTACATCAGCGTGGACTCGGTGGTGAACTCACCCTCGGCCCGCATGCGCAGCTCATCCTGCCCAAGCGAACTCCACCGCTCTATGTTCTTCTGCTTTTCCTCTTGGTCGATGTGCGGGTTGTCCAAGAACCGCAGAGAGAACTTGCGGATGATGGGATTTGCCACGCCATCTTCCGCCGCCTTGTCGGCTCGTTCGCAGAGGCCCAGCAGTGCGTCGTTCTTACTGTGTGGCATGGCGCTCCACACAAATCGCCCCTTACGATCTGCGAGGCGGGCCTGCATCTCACCAATCCATGCCTCATTGCCAACGTCCTCGTCAATCCAGCAGAGGTCGGCCTGGAAGCCTTGCGGGGGTTCTCCTTCGGACGAGAAGCAGTAAATGGTCCACCCGTTCAGTAGCTCGGCACGCTGGAGGTAGTGTGCGTTCTTCAGCACCCAGCTCAGGTCTTTGACCAGCCGCGGCGGAATCAGCGGAGGGGCGGGCTTGGCCTGCGCGCGGCGATGATCGTCCAGCCCCGGCCGGAAGGATCGCCACTGGCCAGTTTGCTCGTCTCGGATGATTTTGAAGGCGCCTGGCCGAAAGAGCGCCCGGTAAATCACCATGCCAATGTGAGGCCAATTCCGGCCGACGACGACAAGGTTCCCGTCTTCTTTTGGGTACTTGCCATAGGGGTCTTGACCCGTCGCTGCGCGTGCCGCCTCCACACTGACGGCAAGCGTCTTGCCCCCTCTGTTCCCTCCAAGGACCACACGCTCGCTCGCCAAGCAGCGGTGGAACTCTTCTTGGGTCGGCATGGGCTCATAGAGACGCAGCGACTCAAGCCGACGCTCAGTCAGCTCGGCCTGAACGTCTCGCATCTGCCCCAGTTGGTGCTGGGTCAGGCCGCCAAGATCGCCTTCAGGGATTGGGGGCGGCGCTATTCTGGGGTGCCGGCGTGGCATGCTCTAGCTTTGGTGAGTCCACTACCGTCACAGCCTTTACTGCCGTGGCGGCTTCCAAGACCTGGCGACGCAACTCTGCCTCCAGCTCCTCCTCGGTCATCAGCTCCAGCGGTTTCTTGGCACCGCCCATGGCAGTGTTGGTGGTGACCAGCCGCATGACGCCCTCCAGCATCTTGGTGCGAAACGCGCCGCCGGGGGTGCTGTCATAGAACTGCTTCATGTAGCAATTGGCGAACCCGCGCACGCCGCCGAAGTACTCCATAAGCACTTCCAGCAGCTCCGACGAGTGCGGGATGTTAGCCCCGCCGATGCGAGCCGCACCGACGAACACATCCAGCGCCCCTCGCTCAATCTCATCCAGACGCTTGGTGGTGCGGCTCTTACGGGCCTTGCGTATCTTCTTGTTGCGGCACGCCTTGCACCGCGGATGCAAGCCGTCCTTGCTTTTGTGGAAGTAGTCATTGGTTGCGGGATACACCTTCCCGCAGTCAATGCATGCCTGACGCTTGCCGTCAGAGTTGGCAGTGCCAGACATTTCCGTTTACCTGGGGCACAAGACCGCAATCAGCCACGGCCTTGCGAACACCGTCGAACGAGTGGTAGTCATGCCCGGCCAGGATGAACTTGGCCTTGGGCTTCCACGCTTGGATGTCGGCTTTCACCGATTCGTAGTCATGCTCAGCGTCGATGTAGACAATGTCGAACTGTTGGTCCCGGAACTTCTGGGCGGCGTCCGGTGACTTGGCTTTGATGGCGCTGATGTTCCGGCCGGCGGTGTTGCGCTGGAACACCTCAAACGGCGTGCCGGCAGTGCCGTCATACGCCTTGCACCCATCATCGTTAGCATTGCCGCCCCACGTATCGACGCAGGTGACATGTGCCGCGCCGCTCTCGGACATGAGGATGGCGCTGCGACCGGCCCAAGAGCCAACCTCCAGTACGGTTGGCTTCCTGTTGTGCTTGGCACGGAACGATTCGATGAGTGCCGACAACGCTTGGGCGTCGGTCTGCGGCAGGTCCATGCCCATGGAGTTGAAGGACTGGGGCAGCCAGCCAGGCGTTGGCAGGTCCACCACCCTGTTGACCACCCCCGCCTCCACGGCGTTTCGGAGCTTGGTGCTGACTTGGGCTGCGCCGATGATCGCCGGCTTGCCGACGCACTTGGGCTTCCAATGCCCGGCCCACGCATCCCAGTTGCAGAAGACCGGGTTGTAGCCCAGCTTCTGCGTGCCGACGAGCGACAGGTCACGGGTCATAGTCACATCTTCGGTGGACGCTTTGTTCGCCGCGTACTTGTCGGTCCACTCATAGTAGAACCAAGGCTTGTCGTTCTCGTCCCGTGGCTCGGTGACGTTGAAGGCTCGCATGTCATACATGATCAGCCCGGTGGGCAACGCCGCACACTCTTGGATGCCGTTCATGCTGTATCCGGTATGCCGGTCATACATTTCCAACTGGTAGTCCGGGTTGGCATGCTCCGACTGCATGTTCTGCCAGCGGAACACGTAGACGCACTCCTGCGGCGGCGGGCCGCAGTACGGGGCACCGATTACAACCGGGCCCTTGGCGTAATGGCTGACCAGGAAATCGAACGACGAATGGAAGAACGGCTTGGCCCCGGGCTGGCCGGCGTTCAGGTCCGGCTTCATGTCGGAGTCGATCATCACCAGCACATCGACGCCGTACTCCCG